GTGGGTTCGCCGCACCGTCAAAGCTGAGACGGCCGGACAAGCGGGACCGCAGCGTGAGCAAATCTCTAATGCATTCGTCTTTGACCTTTCAGCCGCGCCTCGGCGGGTGTGGGAGGCATTCAAAGCGGCAGTAAAGCGCCGCGCTATCAAAAAGCACGGCAAAGCGCCCCCGCAGCACAGGCAGGTCTCCACAGGCCCCGAAAATCCTGATCTTCTCGCCCGTCTCGACGCTCTCGGCAGCGCGGTCGATCGAGCCGCGAGCGCTAGTCGAAACTCCCGACACTATCCCGGTGTAGAAGAATAAATAGGAAAGGACTGCCTCCGGCAGGCGTGAATTATCGGCTTATCCCCTCCCCCTAGCAGCCAATCGGCACCCTTACCCTTACGGCGCACCGTAGGGGGCGGGGAGGCTTTGCCTCCCCGAGTGCTTCCCAGGGGGAGCACTAGGTGGGGATTGCGAACCCAGGCTAAGGGCGCGCGAAACGGTAAGGTCGGCCATGCGCCCTTCCCGGCACCGGGACATCCTTTCAGGTGCATCAATGTGCATCAGGCCATGGCACCGGATTTTCGCCGCGCAGCCCTAGACCTTAGCCGGTCAAGCCACCGCGCGGAAACTGCATCAAAACCGACATAAAAAGCGCGCGGGCGAGGCGGGGGGAAAAGCGCGCGGCGTGGGGTCGCCGCGCGGCCACTTCGCCCCCTGCCATCGTCCGCCCCGATAGCCCCTGCGGCGCGCCGCTGCCAGCGCCGCGAGGCGATCCAAGGCTCGACCATGGATTTCGCGTGTCTAAATGCAGATGCGCTGTACGGGGCTTAAAACGCCCCCTGTCAGTGGCCAGCGGCGGACAACGCCTTGGCACGATGCGTAATATTATTACGCCAAGCACTCCCCTGCACATCACCGATGTAGTTACAAATAATTGTTGACGACTAAATTAAATGTAGCTACATCCAACCCATGGAAATCAGCTTCGACCCGGCTAAAAATGCCCGCAACATCAAAGAGCGAGGCCTTTCTTTCGAAGATTTCACCGGGTTTGATGCTGAGCCTGTCGTCGTTGTCGATGACCGCTATGACTATGGCGAGGTTCGTTACCGTGCGTTCGGCCACATCGACGGCCTGGGCTATTGCCTCGTCTACACAGAAAACGCGACCGGCATTCGTATCATCAGCTTCCGCCGGGCGCATGACAAGGAGATGCGCCGCTATGGGTAAGACCAAGCCCCCCGTGGGATATGACGACAATCCCGAATGGACGGAGAAGGATTTCGCTCGCGCCCGCAAGGCAGGTGAGATTCATGCTCCTCAAATTGCCGCTGCGCTCGTACGCAAAGCGGGACGCCCCGCCGGGGCGCTCGCCGCCCAGCGTAAAGAGCAGGTCACGGTCAGGCTGGACAGCGCCATTCTGGACAAGCTCAAGTCCGGTGGACCAGGATGGCAGACCCGCATGAATGACACCCTCCGCAAAGCGTTGGGGGTTTAGATGGAGAAGCGCCCGCTCGATCAGTAGGCCCGATCAGCGCGAATATTCTCGGGAGTCTGCGGAGGCTATGGCGGCAGCCACGATTTCGGTTGACGGCGGTTCGATATGGTCGGCGGTGATTTGATTGGTAGTGATTTGGGCAGCAAAGATTGGCCCATTGGGCAAGATCAATGGAGCATCGCCGTCCCGAACGACGCGAACATGCCTCAACAGAGCGTTGAGCGTCTCAAACTGAGTGGCACGATCCTGGGTCCGCAGGCGCGCCCTCCGCTCGCTGGCGGCAATCCATCCGACCATGGCGATCACAATCCCCAGCAGGATTCCAGAAACGAAAATCACAAGTTCCATCCCGCTGACTTAGCATAGCGGTCGCTGGACCGAAAGCATCGGTAACAGGGCGCTTCGGGCGCCCTTTTTCATGGGAAAATGAGATGGATCAGGCAGCGCTGCAACGGCGGCTGGCTTCGCTCGACTATTATCGGCTATTCGGATTTGAGTGTTGATGGGCACGTCTTCGAGGTGAAGATGGTCTGTGCCGACTGCCTGCGTTTCAACACGCCAGAGTAGTTCGGTGCAGAAGATCATTCTACACCGAAATCCGAATAGCCGCCTGATCTTGTCGGCTAATCGACGGCGAAATTGCTGATGATCAGTTCTCCAACTTCCTTGGCCTTCGGGCCGATCGTGTAGGTTGTCGACGCTTCGGCCATGTGGAACGCCGCAAAGGTCTCGCGCACTCCGGGAGTGTCGTTGATCGACATCAGGAAGCGACCCTTGATGCCGCCCAACTGGGCGGCGAGCCGCTCGAAATCGTTGCGTGCAAAGACATCCTGCCCATAATCGGTTTCGCAGCCCCAATAGGGCGGATCGAGATAGAACAGCGCGCCGTCGTCGTCATAGCGGCGGATGAACTCCGAATAAGCCAACTGCTCGATGACGACGCCCGCAAGCCGTTCGTGAATGTCCGCCAGCATCGGTTCCAGCTTCGTCACGTTAAAGCGCGCGCCCGCCCTGCGGTCCACGCCGAAATTTCTCCCTTCAACCTTCCCCCCGAAGGCGAGCCGCTGGAGATAGAGGAACCGGGCGGCCCGCTGCAGATCGGTCAGCCGCTCGGGCGGCAATGCCTTCAGCCGCTCGAATTCCGCCCTGCTCGCCACGCGAAAGCGCAGCATGTCGATGAAATAGGGATAATGCTCCTGAAGGACGCGGAAGAAGGTCGCCACGTCGCCCGAAACATCATTGACCGCTTCGGCGGCGGGTCGGCGGCTGCGGCGCAGGAAAATGCCGCCCATGCCCACAAAAGGCTCGGCATAGCTGTCATGGGCCACGCGATCGATGATCGCGCAGATCCGGCGCGCCAGATTGCGCTTGCCGCCGATATAACCGGCGGCGGGGGAAACGGGACGGACTGCGGTTAGGGTCATGTTTACCATTTGCCTTCAAACGAACGCCCGCCCTGGACAGGGACGGGACGGGCCAGGGTGGCCATTGGTCGTGGCGAGTGTGTACCTCGTCGGTGATCCGCGTTGCAGCGCGGCTCCCCCCGCTTCCCGGCTTAGCGCCGGTCTGCCCGTTCCTTGAACCGGACGGCTTCGACGCCCAGCTTTTCGTTCACTTCCAGACAGACGGCCTGCAACGGCTCGATTTCCAGTTCGAAGAAGCTGTCGAGCGCCTTTGCCGGATCGCCAAAGCCGCCCGCATTGGCCGGGATGATTCCCAGCAGCTGGGGCGGCACGCGGTGCGCGGCCAGCACATCGTCGCGCGTCGTGTTCTTGATTCCCAGAAATTCGTCCTTGGCGCCGACCTCCGCAATCGGAACGACCTTGATGCCGCCATCCTTCCCTTCGGGCTGATGCACGAACAGATTGCGAAAATTCCCCGGCCCCTTGGATTTCTTCATGGCTTCGCGGATCGCGTCGACATCGCCTTCCGTGAATTGCCCCGTCGCATGGAGGATGAACCCCGCATGGCTGCCGTTCAGATAATAGCGGCGGCGGAACAGGGTCGCGCTTTCATTGAGCAGCGCCGATTGTAGGGCGGAGAGATATTCGGGCAGTCCATAAATCTCCTGATTGACGTCAGGGGCCATGACCTGAATGACGCTACCGCGCGGAAATTCGACCTCGTTCTTGTATCCAGGCACCCACCAATAGCTGCCCTCCTCGACCCCGCGCCGCACATATTTCGCCAGCGCATGTTTCAGGCGCAGCGGATCGCCAAGGCGGTTGCGCTTTTCCTCGAAATAGAAATTACCGAAGACAAGATAATCCTGCACCGCCGCCATGAAATCGCGGCGCGAAAGGTAGGGCGTGGGATCGAGGCTGGCGGCCAGCATATTGCGCTTCAGGATGATCGCGCTCGAATGGTGCGGGCTGACGCGAAAGGCGCGGGCAAGGCCGTCGAGCGAGAGCGGCGGCTCATACCAGCGCTGATTGTGCCAGCATTCGATCATATCGAGCAGCGTGGCGCGATCCAGCACAGGTTCGGGATCGCCGAATGTGAAGGCTTCGACCGTCGCCCGATTGTCGTTCGCCGCGACGATCGCGCCCTTGGCGGCGTCCCGGCTTTCGCGGCGGTGATTGGCCCGGTTTCCTTGGCGTGCGCGCTTGCTCATAGAATCTCCATTGTCCCTTTGGGCTTTTCCTTGCCGTCCAGCGGCTCGTTCATGAGGATGTGCATCGTCGCCCATGCCAGATCTGCATGGCCGTCATTGCCGCCGCGACCGGACTTGAACGTGAGGTTCCGCCCGCTAGTGGTCAGGGTTTTCTTGATCGATACGAAGGCGGAAACGATGTCGAGCATCCCCGCGTCGAAGGCGATGCGGCCCCGGCGGACGACATTTTGCGCCTTCATGATCATCTGAGCTTTGACATCGAGCGAATATTCGATCTTCACGACGGAGCAGCCAGGGACCGCCCCCGGCTTGGCGAGCAGCTGATAGACGCCCGCACCGACGCCCTGCGCGTCGATACCCAGATAGGAGCAATTATAGCGGGACAGCACGCGCTTGATGAATTCGGCCTGTTCTTCGAAATCGAGGCCGCGCAGCTGGTGGCGCTCGAATATGCGGAACGGCCCGCCTTCGACCAGCGGCGGCGCGGCGATGACGAGCGCGGCATTGTCGCCGTCCTCGCTTTCCTGTGGATCGTAACCGGCCCAGACGCCGCGATTGCCATAAGGCCGCGCCGCCTCAATAATGAAATCCGTCCATTCAACAAGGCTGTCGCAACCGCAGGCGATCAGATCGTTGAATTTGAAGGCCGACAGGCTGTCATCGACAAATTCGCACATGAACAGATTGGCGAATTCGTCGGGCGCATATTCGTCTTCCAGTTCCTCGATGTCGAACAGGTCGCAGCCGCCCGTTTCAGCATCGCGGATATTGACGATGTTGCGCCAGATGCGATCCGGCCCGACCATGCCGATCGCCAGCGCGGCGTGGCTGACATTGATGTCGATCCTGTCGGCCTTCTTCCGCCGCCGGTTCCGCCGCTCGCCCGTCCAATAGGGATAGGCGGGATGCGCGATGCTGGAAGGCGTGGAAAAGTAGGTTTTGCGCCACTTCTTGTGGGTCGCCATGCCGGAAGCGACCTTGTTCAACTCCTCAAAGGAATGGACCCAGAAAAATTCATCGAAATAGAAATTGCCGTGGCGGCCCTGCGCGGTGCGAAAATTGGTGCCAAGGAAATGCAGTTCCGCCGCCGCTTCCTCCGCTGGGCGAAGGTCGGAAGTGATCAGCATCGGGTCGCCGGTGAGCGACACGCCCACCAGTTTGGCAAAGCTGACGATATAGGACCGGAACTGATGCGCCTGGGCCTTTGAGGCCGACAGGAAGATTTGATTCCGGCCCGTCTCGATCGCGTCTATCAGCGCTTCAAACGCGAAATAATAGGTCGCGCCGATCTGGCGCGACTTGAGGATCATGCGCGTGCGCTGATCCTTCGCCTGCCACCAGCGATGCTGGTAATCATACAGGCCATCGAGGAAGATGCGTTTGAGTTCCGCCGCCTGGTCGGCGGTGAAATGGTTCTTCTTCGGCTTCTTGCGCGGCCCCGCGTTCCGGTTGTTGACCTTCTCGTTAAGGTCGCCCGCATGGCCGCCTGGAGCGTCATAGCGTCGGACGCGGGCAAGGCTTTCGATCTGCCGGGACAGCGCCTCCATTTCGACC